TCGACAAACGAGACGCCGCCAGGCAGTGTTTCTACATCGCGGTTCTTCATCGAGGTCGGCACCTGGAGCGGTGGCTTGACCTGGTAGTCGATCGCTTGGGCTTTGCGCAGTTGCTCGTGTTGCAATTGCTTGATGTCGCCCAATGCTTCCATGCCAGGGCTGTTGCCGTAGATGTCACCACCAGCAGTGGCCCAGCGTGGAGCAAGTGCCGGGAACATCTTGAAGCCAGACTCGCGCAGGAACTTGTTGTTGTCGCCGCCCACCTCAAAGTGGTACGACGCAAACGGCATGTTCATGTTGTCGCGCTTGCGTGTGTCGCGGTCTGCGCGTGGTTCGATGGCATGGATGATTGGCACCCAGGCATCAAGAGAGCCACGGTCAAACATGTTGCGCACAGTGGTCGAGCAGTTCTCGCGCCCGAACTCTTGCACCACCTCTGCAACGGTCTTCTCGTACTCACGGTACAGCGTGTTGACTGTGCCCTGGTAGTTGGTCGCGATGCAATACTCGCCAGTTGTCAGCGGGTAGTGATGGATGATGTTTTGAAAGTCAGGCAAGACGATCGATGCGCCTGTACCAAATGCGCCGAGTTCCTCGTACATCTGATGCATTGCGCGGTATGTGTTGGACCGCTGGAACACCATCTGCATGCGACGCGTGGTGTCATCGAGCCACACCTTGACCGGCTGATACTTGTTGAGTTCAGGGTCTGCTGTGGCCAGACGGAACCATGGTCGTGCTGGGCTTGTTGCACCAGCCATCATGCCAGCGCCTAGCACGCGCAGTGAGCGTGTGCCGGTGTTGTCGTAGATGTTGTTGTGACGGCGCCATCCTTTGTCACGGTCCTGGACGAAGTATCGGCCATTGCGTGGCAACAGGTAGGTTGTGATCTCTTGCCAGTGCGCCCACCAGGATGCACGCTCCGACTTGAGTTGACCCCAGCGCGTGAACAGTTTGTCCCGTTCTGGGGCGTTTGCATACGACTGTGCGTCGCTGGGGAATTGACTCATGGTTTAACCGCCGAGAAGTGTGTTTTTGCCGAGCGCCAACTGTTGAGGGTCGATACCCTGCGGACCAGTCAGCATCGTACCGCTACCGCCACCAGCCGCGCCCATTTCAGCATCAGCCATTACAGCCTGCGTGTCTGGTCGGCGTTGGTTTGCCTTGTTGATGTTTTGCTGTGAAGTAGCCGCCACCTCTTTGGCTTGCTCAAGCTGTTGCGTTTGCGCTACCTCTTGCTTTTGAATCGCTTGCTTCTGGGTCTTCTTGGCCTCTTCGCCACTGTAGACCGCATATGTGGTTCCGACTACTGCCGCCACTGCCGCTGTTACACCCATGATGATCTCCTTTAGATCTGAATACTGAAGATAATGTCCTGCACACCGTAACCAAGGCGAGGCATCATCTTCTCCAGCGGCGTGCCTTGTTTGGCATGCCACAGCATCAGACGGGCGCCGCGCTCTTTTGCCGCCTTCTCCGTTGCACGGATCAGTTGCAGTCCAAGTCGGCCACTCCTCTTGCCTTCAGTCACAAAGAGCAAGTCGTTGCTACATGTTATGAGGTCGGCATAGTGAAGATGATTCGTCACGATATTCACCGAGTAACCCACAACCTTTTCACCCTCAAAAGCGGCGAGGATCAACAGCATGCCGTTGGCCTCTGCGGCTCGGTACTTTGCCTCATCGGGCTTGAGCACCATCACCTGCTTGTTCAGGGCAATCTCTTCCCAGTGTTCTGAGAACAATTCACTTGCATTCGCAAGCATCTCATCGACATTCGAAAGTCGGATTTCAGTCATGGGTTCCCCACTATTGACGCCACAGTAGTGGCTACATTATCGGATACGGGTACCTTGCGCATCGGGAACAGCGGCGTGACCGCGTCGATGATGATGTGAATGCGGTCGGTATCGCCGTCGTTTCGCGCTGAGTGTCTGACCTTGTGATCAAACCACCATGCCTCACCAGGTGCGATGTGATGCGTCTCGTCGCCTGCTGTCAGCGTTGCCTTGTCTGTGCCAGTGACGGCCACATGAAAGCGTGCATAGTGATCGGCATAGGTGCCCTCGTCAATGTGCGGCGTGATGATGCCACCAGGCCTGAGTTTGACAATGAGCACGCGCCCCAACTCTTCGACCTTGAGCACATCGGTGAGCAATGGCCGCAGGATCGGAACCAGGACATCGGCCAGCGTGTCCATGACCGGGTAGTCATACGCGCCAGTGTCGAACATGTAGAAGTAGGGCGTGAACTTTAGCGGCCCACGCGGGTAGATGCAATGTGTGTCTTTATGTGCCGTGCCGGTGTACTCCTGGCGTGCGGTGATCTCGTCCCACAAGTGCGGCATGGCCTCAAGCCTGGCCAACAAGGGCTGGACATCGATGCCGGTGGCCACGCGCTCAAAGTTTGCTGTACGGGTCATACTCTTCCCTCTTGTTGTAGCGGCCCAGTTCCTGCATGATCGATCGCTTGGGCGTGTCCATCAGTGCCAGGCAGTAGGCCGAGGCGTAGTCAGGTGATCGCCCGATCTTGTCGAGGATCTCTTCACGGCTGGCCACTGCCACGGTCTGGCCCACCAGTTTCCAGGTCGGTGCGCACAAGTCAGCCAGCAGGCGTTGATCTGGTGGCAACGCGATGCCGGTGTTGTTGGCTGGGTCCAATGCTTCACGCATGCGCCACCACAGTTCGGATCGTTGGTTCTTGAAGCGCAGGCGCCCAGACTTGTCCAGGCCAAGGGCTGACTCGGCCACATTGACGCCAAGCACCTGTTGGCCCATCTCGTTCAGGAAGTCGTACGGGCTGGAGCCGACACCAATCACATCGATGTGGATCGGGGCGCGGTCCCGCAGTGCAGACACCACCAGGCCAGCGATCGTCGGGCCATCGGGCGTGGCTGTGCCAGGGTAGGCCAGTGCCTCATCGAACCACATGCCATGGCGCCTGGCCAGGATCGTGTTGTCTTTGCCGCCTCGGGCCACATCGACGCCCATGCTGTCCATCGGCGCCAGCTTGTCAGGACGCTTCCAGCGGGCCATAGCGGCCTCTGCCCATGCCGTGGGCACCACCTGCCAGGGATCGTCCTCCATGCCTGCCTGGAAGTCGCCATAGAGCATCTGTGAGCGCAGTGGCTCGGGTAGCGATTGAAGTTGTGCCATGTAGCCTGTCCCCATCAAGTAAGGGTTATCACTAATGCGTGAGGGGATGAAGGTGCGCGAGAGCGGCGTGATCACTTCACCGTTGTGAGTAAAGGGTTTACCCGAATCGACCTCGACATCCTTGCCGTCGACCGTCGCGAAATAGCGCAGTTCGCCAGGCTCTGCCGGGTTGGGGTGCTTCTTGTCCAGCCATGGCGCAAAGAACTGAATGATCCAGCGGCCCTCGGCTGTGGTCGGTGGGTTGAATGTCAGCAAGGCTTGGCACTTCTGGCCAGGCACGGTGGTACGCAACCAGCCAAGCAAAAAGCGCACGGCAGACTCGCGCATGTTCGCGGCCTCATCAAACACCAGCAGGTCATGCGGTCGGCCCTGGTATTTCTTTTCGTCGTCTGGGTTTGGGAACGATCCGAACTCGACCTGGATGGGCACGCCGTCGACGCGCCTGGTCCGCCAGATATTGTCCTTGCCGTTGTAGCCATTGCGGCCACCAAGCAATTCGGTGATGCGGTCCAGCACGCCGGTCAACTCGGTGCCGTTCAATCGAAAGATGCCGACCTTGCGATGGCTGGTCAATGCCTTGCCGCAGGCCAGGTCAGTCTTGCCACCACCCGCCGCGCCGCCGTAGCCAATGATGTCGGCCTGGCTTTCGTACGCAATGGTCTGAGGCCCAGGCAATGGGCGCCACAAGGTCTTGTCGCTGGTCAGTAGGGAGTCGAGTTCTGCTCGCTCTTCATCGGTCAAATACGCCAGCAGTGCTGGGTCAAACGCCGCCGCCATTCTTGGCTTTCCGCGCCTGGGCTGTGGCCAAGATCGCTTGCAGTTTGGCCGCACGCTGGGTGTCGTCCATCGGTTCCATCAGTGGGTTGTCAGGGTCGCCAGCCAAGGTGGTGCGGTCGCCATACTTCTTCGGGTTCCACTTGGCCAACAGCTTGAGCCGGTACTCGGCACGGTTGCGCAACCAAGTTACATGGGCGCCGTCGCGGTGTTTACTCCCGCCCTCTTTGGACCAGGACTCTGCATGCTCTGGCTCGGTGTCGATGATCTCAAGCGCCTCGTCCGCGATGGCGTCATGGCCCACATCGCGTGCGTGCGCGAAGCGTTGAGCAAAGTCCTTGTCTTTCTCAAGCCAAAGGTACACGGTCGAGTAGTGAATGCCATTCTCGCGGCACCACTGACGCAGGGTTTGACCTTGTGCGATCCATTCACAGATCGCATCGATCTTGTCCTGCGGCACAGGCTCTGGTGGCCTGCCGGTTGGTCGCTTTTCAGTCTTGGGTTTCATCGATGATTTTTTTCCATCTATCAGGGGTTTGTGCTCGTCGCTCGTACTTGCAGATTTTCTTGATGGTGCTCAAAGGGATGTCGAAGATCTTGGCCAGTTTGCGGTAGCCCACTTCCTCGTCTTCGTGCATGTCACGGATCTTGTCTATGACCTCATCCGGAAGGCGGGCATTGTGATGGGATGCGCCAATGCGGTATCCCTGTTCATTTACTGCCACAAATTGCACGCGCTTCTTTCCCTTCATCTCATGCCAATAGGGTACTGCTTAACGCTTCGGTGGCTTCTTGCCTTTGTCCTTGCCATATCCCATGATGATCTCCTCGAGTGTCGTGCAAAGTTGCACAGGGTTGATTTTGCATCATCATTGAATTTTCCGCAACGATGTCACCGGTAATTTCGAGCGCCCAATTTATTCGTTGTGGGCTTATGTTCCATCCTTCCCGCGTGCGGTCGAGAATTTTTTTTGCCTGTTCGAGTGCTGTCATTTTTTTCTTGTTGTGTGTATCGAGGCCATCACGGCCTTGAGTTGTTCTACCGATTTGACGCCGCGTTTTTTTTCACGGGCATCAAGTTCTTCTCTGCGCTTCCACAGTGGCAATGTCAGCAGGTGTTTGGCTTCGCATTCAATCATCCATTCGCGTGACCATGAGCCAACGACACGCCCATCGTGGAGCGTGACATCGATCTCGTATTGCTCGCGTGGTGTCAATGCTTTTGCTCCATGGCCGACATGTGTTTAAACCAGCCGTCGACGATCTCGATTGCTTCACGCATGACCATGTGCTCGAATGCGTGCTCGATCTTGCTTTCACCGCTGTCGTCATCCCAGCCAATAGCGAATGAGCAAACGCCCATGCCTTCTGGTTGGCAAAAGAATCGCAACTCAGGTGCGCCTTCTTGGTTCTGTTGTTTCAACATAACGATCTGGCCATATCGGACCACATCAAATACTCGTGCGAATTTCATTTCAAACCTTTCAAATAAAAATATATTGCCACACCGATCAGTGCGACACCGATTCCTGCGCCGATCAATAGTTCACCGATCAGCATCATGATGTGCCCGATGTTCATCGCACATACTCCAGGCGGATGGTTCGATACACAACGCCGTCGTGCCACTTCTTGTCTGACTCAATGTCATACAGTTCGATGATGTGTTCTGCTTCTGCAAACTTCATGCGCTGATTGCGAATGCTGAACATGTAGATCAGCGGCGCCTTTTGCGTTGAGTAGGCCTCGATCAATTGAGGTAAAAGCAAGCGCTCTTTTTCTTTGATGTTGGCTGTGCCTTTGACATTGACCACGAAGGTGCGTTCATCACGCTGGATCACATAGTCGGGCATGTTGCGCAAGATGGGGTTGAGATTGTAGAAGGCGCCCACATTGGCAAACTTCTCATCAAAGCCCAGGCGCGTGCAGTTCCACCCATTGCGTTCGCACCATTGCTCAAACAACTCTTCGCCGATGTTGACACCGACTCCCTGCCTGTCTTGGTAGGTTTGGTCTGCATTGCCGTATGTCAAAACTTGCCTCCAATCTTCAGTTCGTTAAGTCTTAGCAGTGTGTTCAATGAATCCTCCTGTTGTCTTCTGGTTGTGTTCAGTTGCATCTCATCGGTCAAGTTCAAGGCCTGGCCAATCACATTGAACTCTTCGCCAGTTGTGCCCCACTTGCTGGTGCGCTCGTGCCTGGCTTTGACTGACTTGATCGCGGCCAGTGATTGCTCCATGAGTTCGCGTGCCTCAACAGAATCGAAATGGTCACCGGACATCACATAGCCCCAGTTCAATCGAAAGCACACCGTGTTCCATGTGTACTCGTCAGCGTCGCCGGTCTTAAACTTTTGCAACTCCATGTGTGGAATGAATTGCAGATCGATTTCGGCCTCTTTGTTGTGGCGAAAAATCTTTGGCAACACGGGCAACGGCTTTGGCCTGTACTTGCTTCGCTTTTTCACAGCTTGATGCCTCGCACCATGTGCTCTTGATCGATGCGCTTGCAATCGATCTCGGGCTTGTACGCTGGCCAGTGGCCTTCGCGCACCATGTCGCAGTAGTGTTGTTCTGCTTTGATGGCATCGTCGTAGTCCATCTGGTTAACGAATGCAAATGCACCTAGCAATGCAAGCCATATCGAAACTGTTTTGATCGTGCTCATGTTCTCTCCTTTGGTATTGCCATCTTGTCGCGTAACTCGTCCATCATTTTTCTGACCCTTGCTCTGTTGATTGCCATCTGCTCTTCAGAGATCTTGTGCTCCAACTTCGGTGGTTCAGGCCTTGGAGCCATGCGGCACAGTTCTTTGAACTTGATGCAGTTAGGCACGCGTTCAGGCAAGTGCTCGAGTGCATATGCGATGGCTTCTGGCCACTTCACAAATCCACCCAGTTCTTCAGCCCATGTGGCCTTTGCGTTTTCAAGTCCAGCGTCAATGCCATTGACCATGCCGGTGCTGAATTGCCCTGTGAACTCTCGGCCATAGATGCCCTGGAGCCTGGCAAAAATCTTTTCAACCCAAGCGTTTGGCAGTATTGGATTCGGCGTCATAAATTTCTCCTTCGATGATGGTTCCTTGGTATTCGTCGTGTTTCGGTAAAAGTCCAAGAGATCTGGCAATGCCCTCCTGGTTGATCTGGTGCTGGGTCTTGTTGCCGTTCTGGTCCTTGTTGACCCAGTCGGCTTTGAACCCTGCCCATCCCCTTGCACAGCATTCGGTCAATGCGGCGTTGAGTGACCAACCTGCTTTGCGTGCTTCGCGTTCAATGCCTGCCATGGCCGCTTGAGTGACTGGCGCCTTTTTGGCTTTGCGCACTTTTGTGAATCCATCCCAGACTTCAGGCGATACGCCATCAGGGCAGGACAAGGGCTTGTCCCTTGTACTTATCTTTGTTTCTTGTTTTATGTTTACTGTTTCTTGTTTATTGTTTGGTTGCACGGTCGTTGAACGAGCGTTGGACCTGCGTTCAGCAGACGCTTTACCCGCTCTGGATGCGGCTTCCAGCCTGTTGTGGTACTTCGCGATCTCTTCATCTGCCCTGCGATTGACCCATCCGGACCCCTCCACGAGTTCAAAAAATTCCTCGAGAACAGCACCGACTTCGTCTTCGTGATCGCGCATGTTGATCGCCCGTGCAACGGTCGTTGAACACTCGTTCAACGGTTGTTCGTGCAGGTAGTACAGATCCAGCAGACGACGGTAAGCACAATCCTCGATCACCGTGAGGTGCCGGGTGTGGCTTATGTAGTCGCCGATGTTGAATGAGTAGAAGTGCATCACGCACCTGCCTTGGCCTGGTCAAGCAATGAGCGGATCGTGTCATCGCTCTTGACTTTGGCTTTGTTGGTGCATGCAACGCAGGCCGCGTTGATGGTGTACCTCAGTGTCTCGCCGCATGCTTTGCAGGGCTTACCGGTGTACTTGCGCTCGCCGTTTTTGGCGGCATTGATACGGGGGGAATCCAATTTAACACTC